AGATGATCAGGACATCACTGGGTTTTGCGAATGAGGAATCATTTAGTTGGTATGTAAAATATCTTGCTATGAAGAAGCATTTTACTACCGATGGATATGATTATCATAAGTATAATGGAAAAATAAAAGCATCATATGATAAGTTTCGCACTCGTAATGATGCTTATTTTTTCGAAAAACTTTCAAATAGAGAAGATCCACAATCTTTAATGCTTGCTAATATGATAGTAAAGCCTAATGTGTGGATCCGCGAAATAGTGGAAGACGAAGGTGAAGAACGATACCAAGATTGGCAACGTAAAGTTCAAGCTCTTGGTCGTATTTTTACAATTGATTTAGAAAATCTAGATGATAATTATCAAGCTAATTTTTCTGTTATTAACGGTCAACATCCTTTGATTATGACTATGTACATGCAGAAAAAGATTAGTCTTGAAACATTAACTATCCTTGCATCGATATCAAATATTTTTCCTTATTGGGAGAAAGAAATAGTTGACAAAATCGTAGCACGTGATATAATAAGACTAATAAAGAAGTATAGACCTTTTTTAGAAATTGATGAAAAAAAGTTTAAAAACATTGTTAAAAAGCGATTTTTCTGATATAAATATATCGTTGGATAGTCCAACATATATTTCGCAATACAAAATACAACGCCATATTAAGGAGATACAAATATGTCATTTGATGCACTCAAAAAGAACCGTTCAGCTTCACTCAATAAACTGAACGCACAGCTCGAAAAAATTTCTACTAAGAGCTACTCAGATCCCAACGAAGGTAAATTCTGGAAACCAACCCGCGATAAAGCTGGTAATGGTTTTGCTATTATTCGTTTCTTGCCTGCTCCTCAGGGCGAAGAAATGCCTTTCGTACGCATCTGGGATCACGGTTTCCAAGGTCCAACTGGTCTTTGGTACATTGAAAACTCCCTTACCACAATTAATCAAGATGATCCAGTTTCAGAGTATAACTCTAAACTGTGGAATTCTGGTCTAGATTCAGACAAAGAAATTGCTCGCAAGCAAAAGCGTCGTCTGAAATATGTTGCAAACATCCAAGTAATTAAGGATAGTGGAAACCCAGAAAATGACGGTAAAGTATTCCTTTACGCGTTTGGTAAGAAAATCTTCGATAAATTGAACGATCTAATGAATCCTCAGTTTGAAGATGAAACACCAGTAAACCCATTTGATCTATGGGAAGGTGCAAACTTCCGTTTGAAAATTCGCCAGTTTGAAGGTTATCCTAACTATGATAAATCAGAATTTGATGCTCCTTCTGCATTGTCTGATGATGACTCAGAGTTGGAACGTATCTATAATCAAGAGCATTCTTTGCAAGAACTAATTGATCCTAAGAACTTTAAGTCTTATGCAGAGTTGAAAGCAAAACTTTATCGTGTACTTGCTCTTGACGAAGAAGCTTCTACTCCATCTACCGCTGAGGATGATAATGATTTTGATCTTAGCAACATGGGCAATTCTTCACAAGCAGCCCCTCAACCTACGTTGAAAGAAGCAATGCCAGAATCGTCTAATGCTATGTCAATGGACGATGACGATGACGATCTTTCAATCTTTAAGGAACTAGCGAATGGCTAATAAAACCTACGAAGAGGTTTTAGAGTTCGACTTCGGCTTCAGCTTCATTGATGAAGAGCTTCAAGAAAAAGAAGCTGCGGCCGAAGAAAAGATTCAAGCAGTCAGCAGCGAAAAGCAAACACTAGAAGAACAACTAGCAGATGCTAAAGTCGCTGCTGACGACTTTGAATATCGACTTGAGCTCCTCTATAAATCTATTACTCCATTCTTAGATAATTTATGTAAGAATGCAGATAAGTCAACCATTTATTGGCCAGATCGTGTTAGTAAGATTGAAGCCTATAAATCCAAATTGTTACAAATTGTAGAGGGAACCTAAATTATGAGTCTATTAGACAAACTTGTGAAAAATTCTACCATTAAAATGACGGCTCCTTTGATGGATTCGAAAGTTTATGGTAAGAAAGACATGGCTCCTACTACTATTCCAATGGTTAATGTTGCTCTATCTGGGCGCCTTGATGGTGGACTGGCTCCAGGACTTCTTGTCCTAGCCGGTCCATCTAAACACTTTAAATCTGCGTTTGCTTTGGTTATGGCAGCTGCGTATTTGAAAAGAAATGAAGACGCTGTAATGCTTTTTTATGATTCCGAGTTTGGTACTCCTCAAGCATACTTTGAATCATTTGGCGTTGACATGGATCGAGTAGTTCATACTCCAGTTACTAATGCTGAAGAACTTAAGTTTGACATTACTCAGCAGCTAGATAAGATTGAGAAAGGTGATAAGGTTGTTATTGTTATCGATTCTATTGGTAACCTTGCATCGAAAAAAGAAGTTGAAGATGCTCTAGACGGCAAATCAGTTGCTGATATGTCTCGTGCAAAAGCTCTTAAATCTTTGTTCCGTATTGTTACACCACATCTTAATCTTAAAGATATTCCTCTTATTGCTGTTAACCACACTTACAAAGAGATTGGTCTCTTTCCTAAAGATGTTGTTGGTGGTGGTACGGGAATCTATTACTCGGCTGATACAATTTGGATTATTGGTCGTCAACAAGATAAAGTTGGCACCGAAATTCAAGGGTATCACTTCGTAATCAATATCGAAAAATCACGTCACGTTAAAGAAAAGTCAAAGATTCCAATTACTGTAAGTTGGGAAGGTGGTATTCAGAAATGGTCTGGTTTGCTTGAAGTTGCTGAAAAAGGTGGCTATATACGTAAACCAAAAGTTGGCTGGTATGAAGCAGTCGATCCATCTACTGGTGAAGTACTTAACGATAAACTCATGAGAGCAAAAGAAATAGTTGACAATTTTGAGTTTTGGGATATGATGTTTAATAAGACAGACTTTGTTTCTTATGTTAAGAATGCATTCTCTGTTGGTGGGAACATTCAAATTTCAGACGAAGATGTAATCGATATTGAGGACGACGAGGAATAATGCTTGAAAGAACAATCTTATCAAATCTAGTATTTAACAGTGATTATTTTCAAAAAGTATATCCGTATTTGAAACCGGATTACTTTGAAGATAATAACGCAAGAAAAGTATTTGAAACATATTCTAAATATGTGGATCAATACAAGGAGCCTCCCTCAGTGGAGGCTCTTAAAATTTCTCTTGATAAACGTAAAGATTTAAACGAAGAGTCTTACAAAAGTGTAATGACTGAAGTTGATAGTCTTGCTCTTGATAGTTTAACTAATCCTGATTGGCTTGTTTCAGAAACTGAAAAGTTTTGCCAAGACCGAGATTTGTTTAATTCTATTCGTAAAGCAATTTTGATTATGGATGGTCAAGATAAAGATAATGATAAAGGTTCTATTCCAGAACTTCTATCTCAATCTCTTGCTATTAGTTTTGATACTTCGATTGGGCATGACTTTATTGATGATGCAGATTCTCGTTATGATTTCTATCATCGTAAAGAAGAACGACTTCCGTTTGACATTGATATGTTGAACAAAATTACCAAGGGAGGATTACCTAGGAAATCCATGACTGTCCTCTTGGCAACTACTGGCGGTGGTAAGTCACTTGTTAAGTGTCATATGGCCGCCAGTTATTTGCTTACTGGTAAAAATGTGCTTTATGTTACTATGGAAATGGCCGAAGAACGTATTGCAGAACGTATTGACGCTAATATGATGAATGTTTCTCTTGATGAACTTAAGATTATGCCTCGAGATGTTTATGAGAAACGCATTGAACGAATCAAAGGTAAAACGACAGGCAAGCTTGTTGTAAAAGAATATCCAACTGGCTCTGCTCATGCTGGACATTTCCGTCACCTGTTACACGAACTCAAAATGAAACGTGGGTTTACTCCAGATGTTATCTTCATTGATTACCTAAATATATGTGCAAGCTCTCGTGTTAAAGGTGCGGCGGCTGCAAACTCTTATACTTTAGTTAAATCAATTGCGGAGGAAATTCGTGGCCTATCTATGGAGTTTAATTGTGCAGTTGTTACTAGCTCTCAGTTTAATCGCGATGGTTATGGTTCCAGTGATGTTGATCTTACAAATACCTCCGAATCAATGGGTATTACTCATACTGCAGACTGTATTCTTGGATTAATTACAACCGAGGATCTAGATGCACTTGGTCAACTTATGATTAAACAATTGAAAAATCGCTGGGGTGATCTCGGCTATTATCGCAGATTTGTTGTCGGTATTGATAGATCTAAAATGCAAATTTATGATCTGGAAGATAGCGCACAAAACGGTATTACGCAAGGTCAAAGTGCTGCAAATACACAACCACGTCCATCTTCAACTGTAGATGATGGTCCGGTTTTTGATAAAGGTTCATTTAGTTCTAAGAAAACTCTATTTTCAGCAGGAGGAATCGTATGAGTTATGTAGTAAAGCCGGTTGGTGAAAAGTATAAAATTTATAATACATCTTCAAATCAATACATTAATATGTTTTTTTCTAAAACAGATGCAGATCGTATTGCTCGTAAAATGAACCTTGGCGCTGGATTCGGTGATTGGATTCCAGACTTCTTTAACAAGGAGTTTCCACCCGTTTATAAATAAAAGAAAAAACAATTTGATGAGAGAACAAAATGTTATCTTTTAAACAGCACCTAGGCGAAAAACTGGAGTTACTATTAATGAGCGCTGCATCCGACAGATATGAACAAGCAGTTGCAGTTGCTATTGATAGTATTGATGGTGTTACTGCAGATAGACCAAAGGTTAGTACAAAATATGCAGATGTATTAGTCAAACTAAATGGTAAAAAGACTTGGTTAGAAGTCAAAATGAATCATACCGATAATTTGGGTAATACTCGCGTTTCATACGTAGATGGTAAGTGGACAGCTGCAGCCCCATTAGATCCAGTTAAAAATTTTGCTATAGAATATCTTTCAAAAGATCGTCAAACACAGCAATTCTTAAAAGATATTGCAGAATATGCTGGAATTACAAACTGGAAAAATATGACAGTGCCATCTACTCAAGGCTATCTAAAAAATAAAAATGCTGTTTCTTATGAAAAAATGAAAGAGTATTTAAGTACTAGAAGTCAATATATTTTAGATGTTAAAAACGTAGATCTTGGTGATCTTGTAACTCGTCATTATTTAGAAGGTAAAGCAGAACCGGCTCATTATATGCAAGCAGGTGATGACTTTTATATGATTGGCAAAGCAAACCCGTTAGGATTACCTACAGATATTCCAGAACTTGGAAGAAAAGGACAATGCATGGGCTCATTTAAAATGAGAATTGGTGTTAGAGGTAGTAAACCATTTTATGAAGTACAGCCCGAAATTAAGATTCTTAATATGCCAAAGAGTCCATATTCTGTTAAACCTGGTACAAGAAAATTAAATCCTTTTACACATCAAAGAGTTAGAACCACAACATGATTTCTTTTAAAGAGTTCCTAAAAGAAGATAAAAATACTCACATGGAACACCTAGAGGATAATATCCTCAATGGAGGTGTTGTAGGCACTCGTGAAGCTATTAATTTTCTTCGTGCATTAAGAGATATGTTAGCAGGTAGATCTAAGTCTCGTGTTAATGTAACAGTTAAATGGGATGGCGCGCCAGCAGTCTTTGCAGGAATCGATCCTTCTGATGGTAAGTTCTTTGTTGCTAAAAAGGGTATCTTTAATAAGAATCCAAAGGTATATAAAACAGATGCAGATATTGATGCAGACACTTCAGGTGATTTGAATACAAAATTAAAACTAGCCTTGGCCGAGCTACCAAAACTTGGTATCAAAGGTGTAGTACAAGGTGATTTCCTATATGCTAAAGAAGATCTCAAAGTGGTGGACATTGAAGGTGAACCGCATATTACTTTCCACCCTAATACGATTGTTTACGCGGTACCTCAAAATTCAGACCTTGGTCGAGAAATCCTCAGATCAAAAATTGGTGTGGTATGGCACACAACATACCGAGGATCAAGCTTTGAAGAAATGTCTGCAAGTTTTGGAGAGGAGATTGCATCTAATCTCAAAAAAGTAAAAGGCGTTTGGTCAGTAGATGCAGTATATAAAGATGTTTCTGGTACTGCTACGTTTACTGAAGCTGAAACAGAAAAAGTAACTGCCATTCTTTCACTTGCTGGTAAGAAGTTTAATAGTATCAAAGCAGACACTTTAAATGGTGTTGCTATGCATCCAGATACTTTAATTAAAATTAAAACATTTGTCAATAGTAAAATTAGACAAGGTGAAAGAATTAAAAATCCTCGTAGATTTGCAAAAGAACTTATATCTTATATTAACGACTATTATCAAAAAGACGCAGATAAAAAGAAAACCGAAAAAGGTAAAGCATCT